ATGAAAAAAACAGTACTTTCACTGCTATTACTGGCCTGTGCGGGAACGGCAGCCGCTGCGCCACAGGTGATTACGGTAAGCCGCTTTGAGATGGGTAAAGACAACTGGGCGTTCAACCGTGAAGAGGTGATGCTCACCTGTCGGCCAGGCAATGCGTTATTTGTCATTAACCCGGCGACGCTGATGCAGTATCCCATTAACGATGAAGCCATGGCGCAAGTGAGAGCCGGGAAAACCACGGGGCAGTCGATTGATGTGTTGCTGGTAGACAATCCGGCGAAGCCAGGCGAGAAGAAAAGCCTGGCGCCATTTATCAAAAAAGCGCAAACCCTTTGCTAAACCCACGCTGCCTGTAACGGCCATAAAAAAACCGCAATACCGTGAGCCACGGATTGCGGTTTTTTATTAAGTGATTACGGATGAGAAGCGTTTTTTTGAACCACTTTTGTCGCGGACTGGAAAACCTGACATCGTAATCTATTCTTAAAGGGCAAGGCGATTTCAGCCTGCATTAATGCCAACTTTTAGCGCACGGCTCTCTCCCAAGAGCCATTTCCCTGGACCGAATACAGGAATCGTATTCGGTCTTTTTTTATCAACTCCCTTGTACCAAGGCTTAGACCGCATTTCAAGTAGTTATCGCTTACCAGATTGCACCGTATTGCTTCCAGTTTTATCTCTGTAGTCATTTTGTAGTCACACTCAGACCCGCTGAAAGGGGGTTGAATAATAGAGCGTCCTCTAAATGGTCCGGTGCAAAATGAGCGTAACGCATAGTGACGCGAATATCAGAATGCCCAAGAATTCTTTGAAGAACTAAGATATTGCCGCCTTTCATCATAAAATGACTCGCGAAAGTATGACGAAGCACGTGGCTCATTTGTCCTTCAGGTAGTTCTATTTTCGCCCAGCGCAAGACCCTGTAAAATTGCCGGTAACAGGGTTCAAACGGCTTTCCTTCTCTCTCAATAAATTCATTGTAAAGATCGTTAGATATCGGAACGGACCGGTTCTTCTTCCCCTTCGTCTTGAAGAAAGTAAGCTTGTTTGGTGACAGATTAATCTTCGTGATGCTTTGCGCTTCGCTCCATCTTGCGCCGGTAGCCAGGCAGATTTTAACGATCATCGTCAGGTCAGGGTTACCATGGCCCCGGCAGGTTCTCAGCAGGCGAGCAACTTCCTCAGTCGTAAGCCAGGCCATCTCCTTTTCTGGTTCATCGAACAAGCGGATGTTCGTAAGTGGGTTAGCAATACTGCCGTTCACCTTATCCGCCAGTGATAGACGCTCGCCGGTGTCCTGTTCTTCCAGCTCCATCGCATTAAGGTATTCGCGGTTGGCTTTTTTCTGGGCCTGCCATTCCTGAACACAGGGTTCACTGCTGTATGGTGCGGATTTAGCCTGGACGTAACCGGTCACAATCATCAGGTGTTCGCGCCAGCGGGCATGCATACGGCGCAGGCGGTTAAGCCACCATTGCGGAGACTGTAGGCGCGCGACGCATTTCAGCGCGTCCTCGCCTTCCAGTTCTTCGTTGCAATAAGCCGTCCAGCCCGGCACGGCGGTATTCAGGTGTGATGCCAGAAACCCCATCCGGCCATAGGCGGACAGCGTTGAAAAGTGGGGATCGGTGGTGCGTTCATACTGAAAATCAAACTCGCGCATAAACTCGCATTGCAAAATGTCAGCAAGACTATGCGCCAGGCGTTTCAGTTCTTTTTTACCAGCCCACAACAGGCGGAAAAACTCATTACGCAGCGGCATCAGGGCCGCCGGTAAGGTGGCGTTCGGTAGATAACGGTCATTCACATGGTCGATACGGGAAAGAACGTGGCGTTCAAATGTATTTAACAGCCAGCCATCAGCGGCTTTTTTACCTTTGCTGTCCATCTTTTCCAGTTGGCGCGCGTAGTAGCTGCGGACGTAGTGAGGCAATGAAGCCAGACGGCGGCGTGCTGCCTTGCTGCGGTCTGGTTTTTCATCGGTTTCCGCCAGCTCCATCGGGGTGATGAGCTTACGCTTACAGTCAGGCGTCATGTAATAAAACCCGCGCACACTGTCGTCAGCCTGATAGGCTCCGACAGCGGCGCGGGGCGCGTTCCATGCGTAAGGGAAAACGGTGTCAGTCATTTACAGACGCCGTAAAACTACGGTGCTATCACAACTGGAAGCCAGATCAATCCCGAACCATGCCTTTTGGGCCGGGTAACGTGAAACGGCGATAACTTCCGGCGCTGACTTGCCATCACCGGCAGCAACACCCAGACTGCGGCGCGCCGTGATACGGTGGCACACGAAATTGCGATAGAGGGAACGGGTTAATGACGTGTCGCTGTTGGATACGACGACCGGGTAACCTTCTGATGAACGGCGCTCAAGAATGGAGGCCAGACGGTACTGGTCATCCTCATTAAAACCATTTCTGTGATACCCGGTAAACACACCGTCGTAAGGCGGATCGCAGTAAATAACGTCGCCAGGTTGCAACATGTTAAGGGTTTCGTCGAAGCTGGCGCAGATAAACGTGGCGCGCTTTGCTTTTTCAGCAAAGGCACGTATTTCCGCTTCCGGGAAGTAAGGCTTTTTGTAATTTCCGAACGGGACATTAAAGCCACCGCTCTGGTTATAACGGCAAAGCCCACGGTAGGAATGGCGGTTGAGGTAGAGGAAATAAACAGCACGGTGAAAAGTATTAATTTCCCGGTCATGATTAAAAGCCTCACGCACCCGGTAATAATTTTCAGCCAGTACAAAACTTTCAAATACTGCCCTTGCGCGCAGTATGAAATCTTCGCAATCTTCTGCGATGGTGCGATACAGATTAATTAAATCGGGGTTGATATCCGCAACAAGATAATGTGGATAGTCTGTTGCCATCATTACAGCGCAGGAACCCGCGAACGGTTCAACCAGGCGCGGGCCTTTGGGAAGATGCGCTAACAGTTCCGGCATAAGGTCAGTTTTATTACCCGCCCATTTCAGGATGGTGCTCATTTGGCGCCCCCGGTTAGCACATAAACCAGTGCTTCATATGGGGCTAGCGGTCGAATGGATAACATCACCCAATGACCTGGTATCCAGTTACCTGGCATAGGAAGAATGTCATTCACAGGAAGAATATGAGTAATAACCGCTGCCCATTCTCTACCGGTGTACTCACCGTCGTGGTTCCATTCACATAAAGAAAGAACATCGCCGACTTTATAGCCCCGGTCATCCCTTCGCAGTTCAGCGCGCTTTTCACCCGAAACTACGGCAGTGAAATGAGCAGGAGCGATTTTTAATTGGTGAATACGCAATTTCATACAGCACCTCCGTTATAGTGCTTGCTTTTCAGCTCTGTAATTGCCTGACAGGTAACGCACAGCTCCACGCCCGGTACGGCGATGCGCCGCGCTTCCGGGATGGATTCGCCACATGATTCGCAGTGGAAAAGGGAAACCGCAGCGCTGCGGCTGCGGGCATTGAGAATCAGGCGTTCGCGTTCTTCGTGCTCACGCTGTTGAGCCAGATCGATAGAGTCAGCCATTAGTGCGCCTCCACGGGTTTTACGCGGCGACGGACTTCACTGTCGGCTAAATACAGATCGCCAATATCATCAGCGCCGGTGAGGCCCTCGAATTCATCAACGATAAAAACGCATACCCCTTTCGCAAGGCGTTCGATAAACTTGCCGTGATAAACACTACGGGAACCGCGCGGCGTCACGGTGACACGCTGGCCGGGTTTGAGTTGGACGCATAACATTAGTGGATCTCCTGGGCTTCGTTCTGGATTTTCACGGCCTCATCGCGCAACAGCTCAGCGGCTTCTGCGTAAGTGAGCTGGCGGGAGGTGATACGAGCTGCCAGGGTGTCCAGACGCGCGGCCATAGCCTCAGCGCGGCCACGGCGTTCGTCTTTGCGCGCCTCAGTCAGCAAATAATTAAGGCCCGCATCATCAGGCCCTGTTTTGGTTTTACGTGTTTCGGTATTTCGCATTTTCATTTCTCCAGAATTTGGGCAAAAGAATGCCCGGCGGGTTTACGCCATGAATTAGCTTGAACGATTAGTTGTAGCCGTAGACGCGGTGCGGTTTGTGATTCAACTGGTTAATCATTTCCGCTTTTAGTGCTTCCATAAATTCCTGGCAGCACTCCCAGTTCGGGTCCACTTTGAAAATCTCACCTGAACGGGTTTTAATTTCGAAGCCGTTATCCATATTAGGGATCACAACACCGAGAATTAAATTAAGGTCATTTTTTGAAAGAGCCATAAGCCACCCTTTTGATTAATGAACGAGCAATCCGAATAATTAAATATGCTGACGGTTTCCGCGTGGTTTTCAGCCCGTTTAATAATTCGGACTGGTCGCGGCTTGGATGCCAGCGCTTACCGTCTTTTCCCATAATCCAGCCATTGCCGTAGTGCATGGAGGGACTCTGACGAACCAGCAATGAAGCAAATGAAGGTGCGTTATTCATAACCGGCACCTCAGATCAAACCAAACGATGCGCCGACGCCGGTCATGGTATCGACCGCACTGGACATCGCCGGGCTGGATTTAAGACGCGCATCTACAGCCAGCGCGCTTAACGCAAGAAAACGCATTCCAGCATTCGCACTTTCCACAATCGAACGGCGGGACAGGTGGGTAATACGGCCAGTGGTTGCCGCGTTCGCAGCGACCTGACCAACCTGCGCGGTGGCTTGCATCACGTAGATCGACAATTTCTCCCTGGCTAACTCATTTACCGGCACACATGGTAGGCAATGAATTTGAGCAAGGAAGCCGTCAACCAGTGATGCGTCTTCAGTCAAATCAGTCAGCAGCCAAATTTCTGGCGCTGTTAATTGATGGGGTTGCGCAGGATTGAGTTTGTTTCGCAGAGTTTGCACATTCATTCCTGCTTGCTTTGCCAGATTAACTAAGTTGTGTTTTTTAGCGAAGCAACGACATGCTTCGTCAAAGTGGCTATGTTTTGAAACCCGAAAATCAAACATGTCATGCTCCTGGTTAACTTGCATAATCAAGTTAAGGTTTGATGTATCGACATTTCAACGCGTGTTGACGGTTACGTTCGCGCCATGCAGCCACGTTAATAAGGGCATTACCGTGCTTTTCCATAACATCAGTGCGTTCTTTACCTGTTTTGCGGCAAGTTACTTTTCGGGTAACCGTTGAGGTAGGGGTAGGGGCCAATAACACGACGCCTTCACGTATCCATTTTTCAAGGACAGACGAACTGATTTTGTTGGCATTACAGAAGTCTTCTTTAGACATCGTGGGTGATGCATTGAGAAGAACAGCTTTCTGAACAGCCTCATCAACAGCATGGCTAAGTGCTGGCATAAGGGCTAAGGCGATAGAGGCAAGAAATTCTTGTGACTGTAGCAATGCAGTTGAATCTTGAGAGTTTGCATTTTCATAATTCATAACGCAGTATCTCCGTAATAGTGGTTGTGTTCTATGGTGTTACATGTGGTATGTAATCACTCTAGATCGCAAAATGTTTGTTGTAAACAAAAATTTGGTGATCCGTGTCCAGAAAAGAGATAAATGCCAGCGCTGCGCTTGAGCGTCTTATGGCAACTTATGGATTCAAACAGCAAAAAGAGTTGGCTGAACACCTTGGTATTCATGGCAATAACGTCAGTAGTTGGCTTGCCCGCAATTCGATCCCTAGCAGCGTGTTATTGGAATGTGCGCTTGATACAGGCGTCGACGTTCATTGGCTTGCCTATGGTGAATTTGCAAATGCAAGTTTTAAGGCGGGAATGGATGTTCCGAAGGGGAAAGCACTTTATGATGAGGTAATGTCTAATGGTGGCAAAGCAGTGCTTAGGCGCATTATGGATGCTTATGGCTTTAACACCCAAAAGCAGTTATGCGATTTACTCGACATATCTTCCGGCACGGTGAGCACCTGGATCAGACGTGAATACTTTCCCGGTGATGTCGTAGTGACATGTGCCCTTGATACAGGTGTATCTTTACGCTGGTTATCAACTGGAGAAGGTAAGCCCTATCAGGAAGAAGTAAACACTTCGGAAAACCGACATCCTGGATTGGTCGAAATTCAACGCTATTTATTGAACAATGGTACTTTGACTAAGAAAGGGACTACATTTTTCGATCATCAGGCTTTTCCTGACCTCACACAAAATGATTCGTTGGTTACTGATGGTAAACAGCATTGGTATATTGACCTGACAGTATCGACTATAGGCAATGGAAGTCATCTTCTTGATATAGATGGTTATATTGATATCTATGAAGTGTCTCGGCTACCTGCAAATAAAATCAGTGTTAAAAGAGACGGTGTTACTTTTGAATGTGTTAGCGATTCTGTACGTTGTGCCGGAGCTGTCAGAAAAACAATTCGTACAAACTGAAAAAGGATTTAAACAATGAGTATTCATAGTGCATACAATTATAAAAGAAATAGAAATAAATTAGTTGCTAATCTCATCAACATCATTGAAGGGATAACTAGTGATGGTCAAATAAATAAACAGGAAATTGTTTTTTTGGATACTTGGCTTCTTGAATCGCAAGAGCTATCCGAAAACTATTATGTAAAATGTATTCGAAATAAAATCAATTCAGTATTAGCAAAAGGTGTAATTGGTGAAGAAGAACTTCAAGACTTAAAAATTGTCTTGTCAGAGGTTCAACAAGGGCTTATAGATACACCTAATATTGACCTTTTTTCTGTTGATTCAGACAAGCATTTGCTTGAAGGGTTATGTAAGGGATTGATATCTGATTATCATATAAATGATGATGAGATTCGTTATCTTAACTGGTTTCTAACCAGCAATGCAGCACTAAAAAATAATTACCCTGGTAAACATTTATATTCTGTTGTAAAAGATATTCTTAGTGACGGGGTCATCACTAATGAAGAGCGAGACCTGCTTCTTAAAGAATTAATATCTTTGACTGGTTCCGATATCAGTGAAGGCGTGGTTGATGGTTATTCAACAAATTCGCCAATAGACGTTGTCAGTTATTTAGATTTTGCAGGTAAGAAAGTTTGCTTGACTGGAAAGTTTCTTTGTGGGACACGTAGCCAGTGTGAAGCAGATATTGCTAAAGCAGGAGGCATCATTGTTGATAGTGTTACACAAGCCCTTGATGTGCTTGTTATCGGCGCGATGAGTTCCAAAGATTGGAAATTCCAAAGTTTTGGTCGAAAAATTGAAAAGGCCATTGAGTTAAGAGATAGCAAAGGATTTCCATTAACAATTATTAGTGAAGAACAGTGGCAGAGTTTTATACAAGAATAATGTCTAACCATACGAGCGCGAAAATTGACATTAATCTGCCTGTTTGATTAAAGTAGATTGAAAGAAAATAATAGTGTCGGGGTTTTTTATGAGATACTTCTGGATCACCCAAAGTCCTAAATCGCAAATAGAAGAAGTTAATGCCGGTTTATTGCATGCAAGACCAGCAAAAATCCGTAATCGTAATAGAGAATTACTTAAGGAAATAAAAAAAGGCGATCTGATTTTTCTCTATTCCAGAGGAAAAATAAACTTTGCCAGTCTTGCAGTGGAATCGGCTCAAACGAAGCGTGACGAAAAAGGAGAGATTTGGACAGTAAAAATTAATGCACACAAATTTATAAGGCCAATCGATATATTAAAAAATGATGATTTTCTTCTTGATAGAATGCCTGAGAAGTATTCACCTTTGAATAATTCAGGGGTGGCGCATCAAGGGTACTGTTTTGAACTCAACGAGGTTGTTGCATCATATTTGCTCTCGCGGGCAGGTACTTATTGTAGTAATAAAGGTATCATCGAATTAGATAAGGGCGTCAAATATCGGGTTTCGAATCTCAATACGCTACTGCAAGACTTAAATAGATCCAATATTATTAATGCTATCAACCATTCAAATAATACGGATCCTTCAGATTACAAGTATGAAGATTCAACTGGTTATGACCTGGAGTTTGAAGGTTGCGTATATCCGCCAAAATTGATATTTGGGCTAGCCGCTAAGGCAATAATAAACAGACCACTTTTTTCTGATGAATTTACAGGTGGTTTAGATTCGACCGCTTTTAAGATACTCACTAGCCTGGATTTCAATATTGTCGATAAAGTGCGGATCGAACCAAACGAAGAGCGTGAATTGCTTGAAGCCATTACTAAGGACATTGAAATTATTGAGAGTGATCCAGAGATCAAATCTACTGAAAGGAAACAGCTAATAGATGCAAGGTTGGGTCAGGGTGCGTATAGAAAAAAACTACTCAAACAATATAAACAGTGCCAGTTAACTGGAATTGACTATGATGTTTTGTTAAGAGCAAGCCATATCAAGCCGTGGAGCGCGTCAACTAATAAAGAACGATTAGACCCTTTTAATGGCTTGCTCTTATCCGCCAATGTTGATGCTCTGTTCGATAAAGGTCTGATAAGTTTTTATGATGACGGTACGTTAATCCTGTCACCTGCAGTGAATGAAAAAAAATTACTGAAGCTTATTGGAATTGATAGCACAAGTAAGATTGACCTTGATCCCAATAGCTATCCATACCTTAAGTGGCATCGAAATAAATATTTTCCAGAGTTGTAAGAGGCATTGATTTAGCGAGTAAGGAAGTGAAGGATAAACAGAAACAAAAGCTTGTAGGCATCAGGTAGGCAAAGCGGCATCTAAGTATTTGATTTTATTTGCCGCTTAACGTATTCGGTCTTTTTTTATCTGTTTGATTTTCAGGCAGATTATTTTTGCTTAACCATTCCGTGGGAAAACCGCTACGCCTGAACGTTAACAACCATATCACAGACGCCCAGGGCAGCGTCCAGAGCTTTTTTTGTCGTGATTGAGAATCCGCCAGTGAAAAGAAACCAATAAGTTCTAAAATAATGACTTAGCCGCACCCTCCAGGAATATTTTGGAATCTGGATCAAATAATAATAATTTGCATTTGTCGCTATCTTGAACAGAATAATCTTATGAGCTATTGTGCCTTTCATCCCTTACAGAGCTAACGCCAACACCATGAGCGCCGGAGATAAGCGCCGGAAGGGAGACAAGAAGGCCTGCAGGAAGCAGGTTTTTTTGCTTTTACAGCTCACTTAATCTGCTAAAAAGTTCCAGTAACCTGCCTGTCTCATTCCAGAAATCATCAAATCTGCCGTTTCGTGGCCTTTCGGGCAGCCATCGCTCTCCTGCATGCGCACTATACTGTGGTGATTGACAGGAGGAGCGATGTATCAACGTATCGATGCCAGTCAGTGGCGTGCAATCTACATTGTGGGCGATCTACATGGCTGTTTACGTGAGTTCGCGCAGGCATTGCATGGCGTACGTTTCGACCCCTGGCAGGATTTAGTGATAAGCGTTGGCGACGTTATCGATCGTGGTGAAGACAGTGCCGGATGTCTGGCGTTAACGGAATGTCGCTGGTTTCGCTGCGTGCTGGGCAACCATGAGGCGATGGCGCTGGATGCGCTGGACGGTGGTGATTACGCCTTGTGGTATCTCAATGGCGGAAGCTGGTACACGCGGCTGGCAGGCGCTGCCCGCAAGCGCGCGGAAAACCAACTGATGCGGCTGAAGACGTTTCCGTTAATCATCGAACTGGTGCTGGCGGAACAGCGCATAATTATTGCCCATGCGGATTATCCCGCCGACCACTACGCGTGGCAGCAACCCGTTAAACGCATGCCGGTGCTATGGAACCGCGAGCGGCTAAGCCGGTGTATGAAAGGGGAGGTTCACTCTATTAGCGGGGCGGATGCCTTTTATTTCGGACATACACCGCTGAATGCCCGTTTCGACTGCGGAAATTTACACTACATTGATACCGGCGCAGTATTCGGCAACAGCCTCACGCTGCTGCGCCTGCAATAATTAGAAGTCACTGTATTCCTGTGCCGGGCTCCAGAAACTGTCGATGAAATCCTCTACCGGATAACAGCCGCCATGACGCAGACGTTGTTCGTCCATCGCGCGCACACATTGTTGTTCAGTATTAAATACATCCACGACGATGTCGTTACACCCGCCGTCCAGATAGCAAACAAACAAAACCAGTGCGAACAT